ATTCCAATATCCTTGATTGTCTTTAGTTATTCCACCATTCTTTTGCTTCTGCGCTGGTTGATTGTTTTGTAATGCAGATGTTACAGCAGTTGCACCACCAGCGACTGGTGCAACTGTTAACATTTTGTTTAAAGCATCAGACACTAATTTATAATTAGTATCATTAGGTTTCATTATATTAAATAATCTTAAATACTTTCCACCTTTTTCATCAAACATTGCATCTATGAAAGTCTCTTTAACCATCTCTGGAGTTATTTTAGAATAACTATCTGAAGGAATTGTTCCTTTATCCATCATGTATTGTTGAACTTCAGAAAGAAAGGCAGACTTTTCTTGGCCTCTAGATCCAGAATCAAAATAATTTGTTGCTTTTTGTTTATTTGAAAAATAGTTAAATAACTGAGATGGGTCAAGCTTACCTCTAGTTGATTTTATTTCATCCCAATCTACTTTTTCAGGAGTTTTCCTTAGCTGTAAACCGCTTAACATATCATCTATTTCTGAAGTGGGTTTCATAGCAGCCTCTATAGCTTTTTCCTCTGCATCTGGTCTAAGAAAATATTTAAATTTAATACGATCTTTATCAACTTTATCCATTCTTGAATTTTTAATAGAATTTTGTACAGCATGTTCTATTTCATGTCTTGTAACTTTTTTAACTTCAGGTAACTCTGGATGAAGTCCTATTTTACCCCTCCAATAATGACCTAGTGTATTTTCATCAGCAACAATTTTTAAATCATCTAAAACTTTTTTATTTGTAATTCCTAAATCCTTTAATCTTTTTCGCCCTTCTGGTGTTTGAATTCTTTTTCTAAAATTTTCCAACACTTGAGTAGCATTAGGATTATTTAATTCAGGTAAATTATCAAAACGCATTTCTTCAATAAACTTTTTAGGAATTGATGTAAATATATTTTCTACAGAAGAACTTGTAGATCCAAATGGAGTATTATTAGGGACCATTTTTTTACTAAAAGCTTTTGCACCTGTTTTAATAATATCATCAGCTACACCAGCCCCAATAAGATTTACTGGATCGAGAACAGCATCCATTGCAAAGTTGCCAAGATTTTTTCCAAATGATGAATAGCTATCTAACCAACCACCAGGGTTTTGGAATCCAAATGCTTCAGAAGGTGTTTGTTCTTTCCCTGTAACCAACTGCATCATCTCCTTTTGTGGAGCACCCATCAACTCACCAACATATCTATAGAAGTTTGCCATTCCCTTAGACATGGCTTCTTTCATACGCTCGTCTTTCCCCTCTACAACAAACTCAGGAAGTTCTAGACCTTGGTACATTTTTTCACCACCATCCTGCATGCTCTTTGGTTTCCAATCCAATCCATTCTGATAGAATTTCATTTCTTGACCATTCTGTGCAGAAGGAATATCGCCACCAAACTTCTTCTGATTATAAAGAGATGTCACCTCTTCATATTTTGGATTTGTAGAAGCTTTCTTATAGTTCTTATTGAATGATGGATCTTCTTGGAGAAGAATCTTATTTACATAATCACTAGTTTCTTTTGGGAGGTTATTTAACCAATCGTAAGAACCATAGATGTCTACACCTTTATCCTTTTGTTCATTGAGATAATTAGATAGGTTTCCTCTACCCCAGTTATATGCAGCTAGAGTTTTTGCAATTCTTACACTATCAGATTGTTCAGGTTTATTGATGAAGCTAGCATTGTATAAATCATCCATTGCAAACTTCTGAAGCTCTACAGCATCTTTTGGATTGAATGGATCTAGTTTCTTTCCACCTTTCTTATTAGAATAATCTTTTAAAACACCTTCTCCAATCTGTGTAAGACCTTTGTATCCTGCTGGAGAAACAGCAGCTGGATTGAATGTTGATTCTTTATATGCTTGTCTTTGCAGAAGTTCGTTTGTTAATCCTTTCTTATAGTTTGTTGGTGCTGCTTCTACAGTGGCTGTAGCTTCTTCAGATGGATATATATATTCTAGGATTTTTCTTCCAAGTAGTAATGGGGACATAATACCATTCTGTGCTGAAGCCATTGTCTTCTTTGCATACTTTCCTTTACTAGGAGCAGAACCAGCTGTACGTGCGTATGTAAATCCTACAGAACCAGGAATAGACATACCACCCATTGCCATTGGTAATTCTTCATCACCATCTGCTTTAGCGATAGTGTTCATCAATTTGACAAAGTTCTCCTTGCCCATTCTATCAGTGAATCTTTTGAAAACTCTTTCTTTCCCAAAACTTTGTTTTACCTTTTCAAAATCTGATTCTGTAAACTTCTTTCCTTTTGTAATATCATAGATGCCTTTATCATACATCATGAATCGAAGAGCGTCTAAATCAGCTTTTGCTTCCCATGGTTTTCCCAAGTGTTCAAAATCTCCAGCAGCTTCTATACTAGCTTCTCTTTCTTTAGATCCTTGTACACCAGATACTATAGGTTTTTTTAAAGGAAGTTTAGATCCCATAAAAATTCCAAACTCGTCATTAGACATTGTACTTGTAGGAGTGGCAACATGTGCAATTTCGTGTGCTTCAACAGACTGTTTAGAAAAGGTTTTATAATCTGAAGGATTTACATTTATAGTTGACCCATCGTAATAATCAATTATAGCTTCAGATCTTTTAGATGGATCATATTCTAAAGGTTGAATATTTTCTAAAAGTCCCAGTCTTTCTTTTTTGACCTGTTCTATTTGTGAAAGTTCATCAACCCTTTGTTTATTAGGAACATCTGAGTATCCTGTAGATTTTAATCTTCGTTCATATTCAGGACTTTGAATCCAAGACTTATAAAACTCTGCTGGATCTTTTGTTTGTAAATATGGGACAGTTGGGGAAATAGTAGGTGTTTCGCCAGTGATCTGTTGCATTGGAGAAACTGGAATAAGTTTTCCACCACCTTGAAACTGTCCTCCCCATGCAGGGGAATAGTTTCTTCCTTTGGTGTTATATCCTAGTCCAACAAAACCTTCAGGAAGGCTAACGTTTGAATCATTAGCGTTGTCTGCTTTACCAAAGTTATCTAACCATCCTTTCATATTACTTGTAACTTATTTGTGCTGGAGCTATAATGAATTGTGAAACTAAATGAGCATCTGATTTATTATCAAGAATGTGTCTGATTTTCAATTCTTTAGCTCTGAGAGGTTCTTTCTTAAATGATCTTGCTCCATAGTCCATATTGATTTGATTCACTTCTTTATCAAGAGAAAGTGATTGACATGTTCTGACAAACAATGGTATGCTCTTGTCCTTCACTACAGACCAGAATGTATTATACTGATAGAAGTTATCACTTTTGGTAAATGTGATAGTCTTGCTTTCAGCATTTAATATAGGATATTGTAAGTAGGATTTCAAATTGTTTATTGGTTTTGGTACCAGCTCCAATACACCTGTACTCTGTTGTCCATTGTAAAGAACAGCTTTGTTAAACCATGTATTGTCAAGTTCTATTCTTGACACATCATTTGATATACCATACGGATCATTAAAATATCTATATACTTTGGTATAGTCTTTTACATTCTGCAAAATCTCATCTTGATATTGATATGCAAAAGGATATTCAATAATGTATGGTTCTGTATATCCATAGAATACATTATATATTGCATGGTTATTAAGATGTCTCCATACACAGGCTGTTTGAATAGTTTCTAAAGGAGTATTTTGATATTGATCTTGTGTAATAGTTGTAACAGCAAATGATTTTTCATAAGCACATTTTCCTTCAGATGTGATTGTAATCAAGTTAACACTATCATCTACAATGAAACTAATCCCTGTAGTCACTTGTGAAAGTGTTACACCTGAGGCAATAACATTCCCATACGCATCTGTGATGGTGAAAGGCCCTGAGTTAGGGCCTGTTTTTGTTAGCTTTATAGTGATTGTCTTTGACATGTTATGACGGGCATCCTATATCTAGTGTTTGTATAATAGAACTGTTATATGGAACTGGAACTGTACAAGTAGTTATACTTGCTCCTGAGTATGTATAATACTTAATTGGTGGGCCAGGAAGAACATATCGTTGACCCGCACCAAGATTTGGTACAAGTAATGTAAATGCATAATCTGCTGGATCACATCCTTCAAGTTCATAATATGTAGGACACGTACTTGTTGTTGTAGTGGTAGTCACATTAGTAAGAACTACATCAATAAAGTTTGTACAAGAACCCGTAGATTGAATACGAACAATTGCAGTACCAATAGGAGCAAGCGATGTTAAGTAACCAGCTACAAGAGCTGATTTAAGTACGCCTGTTTCAAATGCTGTATTGTAAGCATCTACATCAGAGAAGAGATTAAATGGGCCCGTGTCTGTCCCAGCTGTTGTTAATGTTAGTAGTATATTCATAATTTATATTATTATGTACATTCTGTAGGTCCTGATGAACCACCATCTCCTGATATTAATATTATTCCTGGAATTGTGTAAGCCTGAACTACCACTCCTGTTCCACCAAATGGAACACTCACTGTAGTTAAAGTGCCACTTGGGAAAGCATAATATTCAAATGTTGATCCAGCAGGATCCCCTTCGTCAAATAACGTATATTTTCCACAACCTCCACTATATGGTGAAGCTGTAGTTGTTGTAGTTGTTGTTGGGGTGGCAGTGGTAGTTGTTGTTGTAGTTGGTGCAGCAGTTGTAGTTGTAGTGGTTGTTGAAGAAGTTGATGTTGTGGTAGTAGTTGTAGAACTAGTAGTTGTTGTAGTTGTAGAGGTAGAGGTTGATGTGGTAGTAGTAGTTGTATTAACATATTCACCTTCTCCTTCCAAATTACAATTTAAAGGTTGAATCACTCCAGTTCCAGCTAGAGAACAATTTGTTTGTATAACTGTAGCTGTAATGTTACACTGCAAAGGAGCAACTGTTGTTGTAGTTGTACTTGTTGTTGATGTAGAAGACGTACTTGTTGATGTTGTACTAGTAGTGGTTGGATTAGGAACCAATGTTCCCACTAAGAAATCAAAGTCTTCACAGCAATTGTTTTGTCCAGAATAGAAGAAGTTATTCTCTGCAATGTAGAAGTTTGGGATATAGCTATGAAAACTTATCCAACTCTTTGTGTTCATGTTGAAAGATAGTGTCCAGGATACATTGCAGAAGTATTCTTCATCATTAAGACTAACATCTTGTCTAATAGTTAGGCCATTAACAATGTTATTGATGTAGAAACTTTGTTCAACTGGATCATACAGAATGTTATTTGACTTTGGTGCATAATCAAGTTTTGTAATAATCACTCTATCATATACAGCATCATAAACACCATGTAGTCCTATTCCCTTAAAGTGATTATCAATATTCACATCTGGGAAGTTATTATCAATCATGAATGGTAGATGCTCAACAAAGAATCTGTTCATTCCTGATCCAAATGCAGACAAGTCATTCACTTGTGTTCCTTGTACTAAGAACACTTGTCCTCTTTTTGAATCCACTGTAACTTGACCTTGAGGAATCTTCAAAAGCATCTTGTGCTGACTTCCTACATATCCAAGATCAGTTTCAGCAAAGTCAATTGGAGGTGCACTCCTGAACAATAATGGATTACCTACATAAGCAGCTTGAGGGTTGCTTGTATCAATGGTCAATAAATTATTGTACAATAGTGACTTGTTCTCAAATCTAGCTAGAATAGCTTTGTTCTGTATACCATCTAAGCTTACAAGATTTCCATAGTTCTGTGGGAAATCAAAATAAGAGATAGCTCTATAGATAAGCCAGTTGTTTATTCTATTATCAGCATCAATGTTTTGAGCATCAGAATAAATTGTTCTGAATGGATAATTTGTAAAGCAAAGTCTTGATTCCCAGTCAGGAGGCAAATGAGTGAACGTATTTTCTTTGTTTTGCTTAGAGAATGTGGTGTTATAGAAGTAGGTGTTGTCTTGTACAATAGGCACAAAACTTTCCTGAACCCAATCATCTGGAATGTCTGTACTAACGTTTGGCCAGAATTCTCCTTCTCTATTGTTGAATGCTTGTCTTAAATCAACATTGTAAGAGCTTTCACAATAGAAGTTTGGAATACCATAAGCAAACAGATAGAAGTAGCCATCATAGTATGTGATGGTTGAGCTTGGTGTCACTTCTCCAGGTCCACTTGGTGAAACAGTTGTACTGGTAGTGGTGGTAGATGTAGATATAATCACATCTGTTCCCACTTCATTAGGACAGTCAAAATTGTGTGCTTTGTAAGAAATGATATTAGCCATCACTCCTTGTCCAGGAATGCTGTAGTTCTCGAGAATAGATCTTGCAGAGTGCCAGTATCTAGGATAGGCAACATTACCTATTTCATCATAAAAGATGTCGCTATCATCAGGAGCATTCACTCTGTTGTCAATAAAGAATGGAAGCTTTGTTTTGAAAGCAACTCTGCTAATGAATGTATCACCACCAAACACAGTAGTGGATGGATTAGGTGAGTTAATTATGTATTGATAACCTGTATCAATTGTTTCGTATGAATAAATTTGCCCCCACTGATTAATAATTAAGTCTTTCAGTGATGCATAATATGAAACAACCTGTATCGGTTCTTCTTTAGCTGGCGTTGAGCAGTTTCCTATTTCTGAAATAGTGAATCTTGATCTATCTGTAACAATACTTATTGTTCCAGAAAGCATGTTTGGACTCTGATCAGGATAGGGAAGAGCTGTAGTATCTTCGTTTGTTTTTACAAAGACAGAGCTTTCTCTGTTCCAGTTGTTAATTGGAAGATCATCACCAAGAGCTTGTACACCTGGAATTAAGTATCTAGATATATCAAGTTCTCTTTGTTTGATTCCCTGATTATCAGGAACACCTACACCATAGTTGTAATCAGCAATAGAGTTAAATGAGTATGCATAGTTTCTTCTAGTAATACCATTAACATAGATAGTCAAATAAGACTGATATGCAGTGAACATGGCTGTTGCACTGAACGGTGTAGTAATCTGCCCAAGCTTTGCAGAACTATCAAGAGCAGCCTTCTGTGCAGCTTCACTGAGCAGTTTGTATTTAGCGTTGTCTCTTACTTCTACAAAGTGGGCTTTACCTGCACCAAACATTACACTTTCTAGCTTAAGAATGTCTGCTAAGAATGGTTGACCAAATGATGTCTCTGGAGAGTTGAAGATTTGTCTGTATCTGTTCTCATCTTTAAAACCATCAAGTAGTGTTGTACCACCACAGCCTGTTGCAGATCTTACTTGTTCTATTAGTCTTATTTGAGGACTCCAAAAAGTATTATTGCAATTTTCTATACATATCACTGCTGTTCCAGCAACAACTTCAACAGTATCCTCGTTATCCCCAACACTAAGTGTTGTTGGACCCAAGAATCTATCATCATAAGATGCTGTGAATGTTTGTAAAGCAGGAGCATCAAGTGTGTAGATATCATAATTAGCATACCCAACTTCTCCTTCACCAATAATAATTGTTGGCTTACCAACAGCACAGATCACATCATCTTGTGTAGAGGTGTAATCTTTGTACGTAATTTTGTTGTTCTCACAAGAATAATATTGAATTCTAGCTAACGAAGAACCATCAACTGGATTTGTACCAAGACTAGTTATGTAAACATCAAATGGTTCACACTCGCTCTGATAAGCATTGTTTGTTGTTGTAAGGAATGGATCTTCGTTAAGATCGTTATATGGATAGTTAGGGAAATAAAACGACTGGTCTTCTCTTGTGTATTCACCAACGTTTCTAAGAATACCCTTAGCTACAATAGACTTGTTAACACTTCTATCACCACGAACTATCTTAAATCCTACAATGTCAGCTTTCTGATCATCTGTAAGATTTGATACTTGTATAAGGTTTAAAATTTGAGAAGGATCAAGTTTTACACCAATAGGGAAAACAGCATCATTCCCCATCATCATTGATTGTGATGTTGAGAAGATTTTACTTTCGTAAATAGGTGAGATGTTTACATCTGGAAACTTGTGGTGTCTGATTTTTTGTCCTGCAAGGTTTCCCCACACGTCTGTGTTGCATGGGTATTCTTCAACAGATTCCCAATAGGCAAATTCCCCAAATTGATATGGTCCCTTGTAAGAAACATTTGGTGAATATTCTGGAGAGAATCCTGTGACAGAAGCTGTGTTATAAATCTTCCAATACGGTGCATCATGTGTTACTGGGTCTGGTTCTCCTATGAAGTCTGGACTAGTATCAGGAATATTTGGTAATAATTGTTCGTACGATGAGATAGCTTTTCCTGGAATATGGAAACCATCTGTCTGTTTTCCATTCTTTAGAAGAAAAACTATTTCAAAAGCATACACTTCATCACGAAGATATCCTCTTAAGTTCGTTGCGTTTATTTCGTCTGCGTAGTTTTCTGTTGGAGGAATTCTCCAAGTCTCCCATAACAAATCAATACTATTAGCAATTTGTTGATAGTTGATTCTATCAATAGATGTTAACTGATCCCATACAAGAACATCTTGTACAGCTGTTAAATCTTGAGCAATTTCATAGAATGGAAACTTCTCAAAGATATCAGCAATGTCAAGAATGATTGTTGATTGACCTGTATAAGTGATTTGTCTATTGCTGTTGTCAATAAAATATGTACCAACAAGATCAACAGATGACACACCATTGATTGTCTTGATTACAGCAAGATTGAAATACTCAAACTGTCCAGTTGTATCAAGGTTATCAACATTGACAACAATAGACTTTCCTACAGGGTAATTGAAATTGGGTGTTATAATAAACTTATCAGCAATTGGTGTAGGGTTGGTGATTGAGTAGTAAGATGTAAAAGGATTGCCAGCTGGATCAGAATACTGAACAGCAAACTGATATGTACCAGAAATAAGATTTCCGCCACTAACAACATCAATAATTGTTAGCTCAGGAATGTTAAAATTAGGCTGTAACTTGAGTTGATTACAATCAAGATCATCTGTATAGATTGGACTACAAAGAGGACTTCCTGATCTTAATATTTTAGGAATGTCATCAATGTCCAAGTATCTTCTAGCATTATATCCATCTGTCCAATAGATTTCTGTATTGCAGTTTGTGATTCTATGGACAATCTTGTGTATAGGATAGTTGATATTAAAGTTTAAGCAAGGAGCATTTACCAACACTCTGTAAACACAATCATTATTATCCATGTAGCCAATTTGGCTATCTCCTGTGGTGGGATTTGTAACAAAGAATATATGTTTATTCTTCTCTACGATAAAGTGTTCACCAATGACAACAGATCCTTCAGGTACACGAATACAGAATTCGTTACCAAGTTCATTCTGGTAGTTTACAGAATTGGAATCAAAGTTTTCAACAGCAGCATTAAGAGCATAAGTTAACCTCCCCTTTTGAATTTGATTCAGTGACTGATCAAGATTCAATCCTGTAGTGGCATTATTATACTCCTGTCTGACGTTACCTTCTTGTTGCTCAGCCATAGGTATTAATTATTTCTTCTTCTTCCGTAACGATTTGTTCTGTTAGGAAGCTCATACATGTTGAATCTATTCAATTGTTGTCTTATTCTACGTTGCTTGGTCCAGACATCTTGTTTCTTAATCTCAATGTCTGCCATAATGAATGCTTCGTCAGAAAGTCCTTTGTAATATACAAGTTTTTGCTGAAGCTGATTAAAGGTTTCATCATTGGTTTGGTTAACAAGCGTTTCAAACACTTTGTATTTGATGAAGTGTTCTAGATATTCTCTAATACGATAATTATCAGGAAGAAGCTGGTTTCCAAGACTGTCGTAATCTTGAGCATAGAAAACAAGATGGACAACGCCATTTCTGAAATTCGTAACAAACTTGTTGTCTCTAATATCGAATGAATCATAAGTAGATGAACCTGGTGTAAAGTTATGAATTGGAACAGCTCCTTGACCATACATCTCCCAGTTTTCTGTATAGTTAACATCACAATGTCCTCTTGCAGAAATGTTTCCTGGCTTTAGAAGATATTGTCTTTGATAGGTCATTGCTGTCTCATTATTTGTTTTGTAGACAGTCTGCATGAACTCAGGCATACAACTACCATCGCATCCTACATTACCACAGCAAGGACTTTCAGGAGAACAAGCTGTAGTGATTGGACTTACCTGTATAGTGGTTTGTGTAGATGCTTGAGAATAAAATGAGTTAGCTGTTTGATATGGGAAGCCATTAATCACTGTGCACATCCATGCTTCACGAACAGCGTGAAAGTTGTCTGGAAGTCTTGCTTCAAAATTATCAACAACAAGAGCTGATTCAGCTATCACGTACGTGGCTCTTCCCAGCTTCCTAAGACACTTGTCTAGATAGGTGGGGAATAACAGATCATCTACAGCACCTGTGTCAAAGTAGCTTTTTAATTCTTCTTTGACAGTTGAGTAGATTGGATCTGGGCTTACGAAGTTAAATTTATAGTAATATGCCATTTTTAATTACGATTCCATGTTGCATAAATATGTTGGTACTTCTCATCAACTTTCAAATAATGGTTAATCAATCTAGAGTTTTGTCTAGTTGGTTTGAATAACCATAAATCAGAAAACTTAAATCTACAAGATCTTTTAAACCACTTCCATCCAAAGTAATATCCTTCTGTATGGTAGTTAAAGTTGTAAATGTACTTTCCCTTCTCTCTAGTTTTTTTCCAGTCGATTGGAAGATTTATATACTCTTTACCATCAACCATTGTGGTTCTCACTCTTTTCTTTTTGTTGATTGCAAAGTCCCCTATTCCACATGGGAGTTTTACCTTCTCCCCTGTTTCAAGCATGTGCTCAACAAACATTTCATTGAAGCCATAAACAACTCTCTTCCAATCATCGAAAGAGAGGTTTATTTCAGGCTTATCACTCTTGAAATTATTGTAGTTTTCTTTTGAGGCACTTCGCCAATCTATTGTTACTCTCATCTAAACTGTGGTGCGTTTGGTGATTGACCATCTATTCCATCATCAGTCATGTCAGTCTTTATACTAAAGTATGTCTGAAGAATCTTCTGTGATGTTAGATCTAACACTTGCTTCTCCAAGTATCCTGGAAGAGCAAATTCTTTATCTAGAGGGTTCTGACAAAGCTGGTCAGTTGTATAGCTTGGAGTTCCGCATCCGCATTCAGGATACATAATGCTATTAGGTATGTCTTCTTCAAAGAGAGCTACAAATCTAACAGCCTGTAATGCTGGATTGCTGACATAAAGATAACCATTTGAAATCCAGAAATACTGTTCTTTTTTAATAACAGGAAGTTTTAATAGATTGAGATAACGATTGACAGTGATCTCTTTCATCTTAGTTCCTTGTCCAGACATTGCGTTTATTGAATAAACACCTTGAATAACATATTGATAATTTCCTTCAGATATTCTAGGAAGTTGATATGTTGATCTTGCAACAGAGCAAGGATCTGCATAATCACAACATTCTGAGATGGGCACTTCACACATTTCTAAACATGGAATAGTTGTAAAAATTGTATCTGTTGCCCAGAGCTTTCTAAGGTTGGTTTCTCTTTTTATCAACAATAGTGCATTATTCCGCACTTCAGAGGCAATTGCTCTGTCTGTAATGAGGCTATCTGTTGATATGATTTTGTGCGTGCTCCTAACGTCAGAGACTAGCTTTCTTAATGTTGACATCTTGTGTTGCTGATTTTCAGAGTTATATCTACTCAAATTTAATCATTTTTCCAAATAAAAACTCCCAGACATTAAATGCCTGGGAGAAAACCTACAAAACCAATAAAGTAGAGTTTTATTTAATTGACGTAAAATTGGTTTTATTTTACACCTTATACAACTTCCGTAGTGGTAGTTGTAGTGGTTTCTGAAACAACTGTAGTTGTACTAGTAGTAGTTGGTACAGGTGGTACATAGTCACCAGTGATGGTTAGGTTCAGCTGTGCTGCTACCCAGTCCCATGCATAACTATCCACTTCCCATTGAGTGTAAGCTTCACCAGTCATGCTCAAGTTTCCTTGTGCCACTTGTTGACCAACTGATAGGTCTACAGTCTCAGCAAACAGCTGATAGTAGAATGTAGCACTTGTTCCTAATGTAACATTTACAGCGTAGGCATTTAGAATCTTTGCCTCTAGTACTTGTCCGTTGTCCCAGATTGAGACTGCTTCGATTGTTTTCATGATAACTTGTTTTTTAGTTCTTGTATTTGTTCTTGTTGTTGTTGAATTGCCTTGACCATTGTTACAATAATTGCATTGTAATTCAATCCTATAAAATCATTGTTTTCCTCGTATGCTAGAGGAATGAATTCTCTAACCTCTTGAGCTACCAAACCAACTTGCTTTTCATCTCCATCTTCTTGGAAATCCATGTTATAAAGCTTAGGCTTTAAACCTATGATTGCATTTAATCCAAGCTCATAAGACTCAAAGTTTCGCTTTCTTTTTACGTCAGAAGCTGCGACCCATACAGAGGAAGCATTCAAAAGAACGTATCCTCCATTAGTTGAATAACCATATAATGCTGAACTAATTCCTCCTATATATCCACTTGTAACACCTTGAAATCCTACACCTATAGAAAGAGAATTATTATTTGAACTAACAAGTAATGTATTTCCACTTCCGTTAATCGTAACATTTCCAGTTGAGTTTATGCGCATTCGTTCGGAGTTTGATGTTAAGAATGCTATTTCTGATATTCCTGCTTCTAATCGTATAGAACTATAAGAAGTTCCAGCATTGTTAATACCTTGTATTCTTAATACTCTGGTTGCAGTTGTCGTTCCTACTGTTTCTATAAACATCCCAGTATTGTCTGCTCCACTGTACGCATATGTAGTAGAATCTCCCCACTTTAAAGGGCCAATAACATCTAGCTTAAATCCATTATCACTTGTAGTTCCAATCATCAAGTTTCCGCCTGAGGTAATGCGCATTCGTTCGGTCATTGCGCTGCTATTAAGTCTAGTATAAAAGTTAATGTCTCCTGAAATATTACCGTCAGTAGTATTTGATTTCATGCCACCAATTGCAGACCATTCAGTATATGAACCACCCGAATTAAATGTGCCTCCAAATGTTACTGTGCCTCCATGATTAGAAACATTGAAAGCTTGAGAATCATAAACACCTAATCCCGAAAATGCAGTTGATTTATCCCATTGAACACTTAGTCTTGATGGAGGAGTAATAGTACCAATCCCCACGTTTCCACTTGAAGTAATGCGCATTCGTTCAGAACCATTAACCCCAAATACCATAGGGTTTGTGGAATTAATTAAAAAATTACTTATATCACCTCCAGCTTCTAAAATACCTAAACTTGCATTACTTAATCCAACTGTTGTACCTGTTGCATTAGCTCCATAAGCAAGCATACCAACATATCTGTTACCTGTGGTAACCGTATATAAGAATGTTCTTGCTGATACTCCTGTGTTAGGATTACTTAAAGTTAATCTTGCATCCCCGTTTGTATCTTGGAATACTGATAATCTTTGTCCTGGACTAGTCGTCCCAATCCCAACGTTGCCGCCGCTTAAAATACTTAAAGTACCGCTAGTTGTAGTTAAAAATAGATTATTGTCTGCCCTTAATTCAAGTGCATCTAATGTGCCAATACCTAATTGAGCGGAGTTTCCTAAATATCCAATGCTTGTTCCGCTTCTTCGAAAACCAATATAACCACCGCTTGCGTTTGTAGAATTAAAAATTGTATTAATTGCTCCTGTAACCTCAGATGTTAAAGTATCACTAAACCGCCCAGTTCCATTAACATCTAGCTTAAAGCCAGCGTCTGTGGTGGTGTTAATTAGTACGTTTCCTCCACTAGTAATTCTAATTCTAGGATTCCCAGATGTGTTGGTGTTAAAATCTAAATTATTATTCCCTAGAAAAATAGCACTTCCAGTCCCTCTACTGTTATTTATTAATAATTCAAAATCATTTGTGTATTGGATTCCTCCAGATTTAGTTTGTCCCAACGAATCAAAAAGCAATTGCGAACCATTACCAACAACATTTACTTGAGTAGCATTTGATTGTATGATACTATTTCCAATAGTTGTGCTGCCAGTAAAAACAGGAATTGTTCCGCTTGTACCTGTTCCAGTGACAGGGTTGGTCAAAGCGTTCTGCTTATTATTGAATGTAGTCCAGTCTGCTGCACTCAAAGCCCCTCTGTTAGTAGCACTTGCAGTAGGTACATTCAAGGTTATTACAGGGGTCGTGGTGCCATTTGCAACAGTAGATGACAAGTCAGTACCACTTGTGCCTAATGTAAGAGCAGCAACGCTAGTAACTGTTCCCACACCAGAACCGCCCACTAAGGCTAACGTGCCTGTTGCAGATGGAAGTGTATATGTATAAGTTCCATTAGATATAGTGGAACCTAATGTCAAAACTCCACTAAACTTACCAGTTCCTGTTACGTCAAAAGTAGCTTGTGGAGAAACATTATTCATGCCCACTCTAGAGTTGACAATGTCAGCTGTTAGGAAGTCTGTTAGGAATGATAAATTAGTATTCTTTGACATGATTCAATTGTTTTCATTTGTTCATTAATTCCGATCTGCCCTTATTCTCGCTCATTAGTTAATTATCTAATCATTACTGTTAATTCTAGGCTAAAGTAAGAGCCTGCTGATGTTGAAATTATAATATTTGTTCCAGACCCACTTACACCACTAAGTGTGGCTATTGTAGTTGCGTTAGGACCATATGCTGCGCCACTCCAATTTCCACTTGTATCTCTTGATATATAAAATTCTCTAGCCTCTGAACCGCCTCCTGACCCTGTTAATCCACAATATTTTGCAAAAACAGCCCACGAATTACCTGTGACAAGACCCATTAATGGAAATTCTGTTGGTAAGTTTATTGTTGTTGAAGAAGTAGGTCCATATATTAAAACTTTAGTACCGTGATAACTAGGTTCATGTGTTAATGTCGGTATATGAGCAGTTCCATTTACTCGTAGTTTTGTTCCATTGTCCGATGTCGTTCCAATCAAGACGTTACCTCTATTAAAAGCATATACACTTGATTCAAATTGTAAAGGAGTATAAAGAGAAGTAGAACGGTTATATGTAATTACTTCAGTAATTTGACTACCTATTTGTGTAAATTCAATTCCATCAGCTCCACCATTTGATATAACAAGTTGTCTTTCAGGGGTAGCTGTCCCAATACCTACTTGCCCTGTATTACGAATAATCATCCTATCTACTGAATTAGTACTAAAATATATTGGATGACTTGAAAGTGTTGCAAGATATAATCCCTCCCCTGTTGTAGCAATATTATATGAACTTATATCCAATCTTCTTGCAGAGTTAGCTTGACCAACACTTATTGCTGTAGTAGTTCCTGCTGTTATAAATCTAGCTAAACCGCTTGCAGTAGAACTGCCTACACCACTTGCAGAAATAACATCTAAACTTAAAGCCTTAACACTACTTGAAAAGGTAGCTGCGCCTGTGGAGGCTAGGGTGAGGGCTGATACATAATTAATTGCAAAATTTATCCCTGAACCTGTTGGTGTATTTAAATACAAACCAGCACCACCATCTGAACCAATCCATCTTTGAGAACCTAAACCAATAGATGTACCTGTGAAAATATTAGGGCCACTCCATGTAGCACTTGTCCCGTTCAAAGCACCTGTCAAAGTTCCACCTGTCAAAGGCAGGTAACCTGATAGGTCACTAGTTAACGCCATTGTACCTGAAGCATCAGGAATAACTATAAATTTATTAGTTGATGCATTTGAAGTAATATCGTGATATTGAGTAGAAGGTGCGCTATTATATACTCTAATTTTGGGAATAATTAATTTTCCATCTGACCCATCAATTGCAGTTGGGCTACCTGCTCCAAACGATGCAGTTCCTGTATGAGAAGTTGTAGAACTAAAATTAGCACTTGCACCAGTTAAAGTTCCACTAAACCTTACTGTTCCGTTGACATCAAGTTTATAGCTAGCATCAGCTGGGCTTGTACTAATTACTACGTTTCCGTTTTCAAATACCTTTAATTTCTCGGAATAGGTTGTGCCTGTATAAATTGATAAAGTTTGCCCTTGAATAGTTAAAGGTCTAGGACCAGTTCCAGCTAAAGAAAGAATGCTTTGGTCATAAATGTAAACTCCATTCTTAGTGTTGCCAATTAAAGAGGAGCCACTAAACAAACCAACCCCATTAACCTCTAAAGTTGTGGCTGGAGTTGCTGTATTTATTCCAACATTTGTTCCATTGTCAAAGACTTGACTATTACCAATTGTTGTTGCTCCTGTAAACTTTGACAAGTAATTAGTCGTACCGCTTCCTGTTATTATTTGAGGAATGATGGCACTTGTATAGTTCAATACAGTGACAGTATCTCCTGCCAATAGTCCTATTCCTAAAACTACTGTTGTACCATCTGTAGCTGTATAATCTGTAGGAAGATATCTTACACCATTTACATATACATCTATTAGTCCAACTGTATAACCACCTGAAATAGTAAATGTAGTTTGTGATGCTGTTGCTACAAAATTGTTTTCAATTCTTGATGATGTACCTGCTAAACCACTCGTACCGCTAGTTCCATTTACACCTGATGTTCCTGATGTTCCTGAAGTCCCAGTAGTACCACTCGTGCCTGATGTACCATTAATTCCAGAAGTACCCGAAGTGCCAGTGGTACCGCTAGTACCAGAAGTACCACTTGTACCATTGATTCCTGAAGTACCACTTGTACCATTAACTCCACTAGTACCACTTGTCCCACTAGTTCCTGAAGTGCCATTCACTCCAGAGGTTCCAGATGTACCTGTAGTTCCACTAGTACCAGAGGTCCCTGTAGTACCGCTAGTTCCTGAAGTGCCATCCGTACCGCTAGTTCCCGAACTTCCATCAGCACCAGAAGAGCCAGAGGTTCCTGTAGTTCCAGAAGTACCCGAACTACCAGATGTTCCGCTAGTACCATCTGTACCACTCGTTCCAGATGTACCACTTGAACCTGAAGTACCACTGGTTCCAGTTGTTCCTGATGTTCCGCTTGTACCTGTTGTGCCAGAAGTACCGCTTGTACCATTTGAACCAGAGCTACCACTAGAACCTGTTCCTCCTGATGTACCACTAGTACCACTAGTACCTGTTGTTCCGCTTGTACCACTGGTTCCAGAAGTTCCGTTTGTTCCACTACTACCAGAAGAACCTGTAGTTCCTGGAACACCAGAAATTACAACATCCCAATTACAATACACACCACTACCAATGAATGTACTTGGAGTAAAAGTCAATTCACCAGTAGCAGGATTATAAGAAACTACTTGACCTACAATGTAATTGCTGTTGTCAGCAATCAATTGTATGAATTGGCCAGCAATAAATGATAATCCTGTATTAGTTGTTATTGTTATGTTAGAGTATGGCATTTTAAAATTAATATTTTAAGTTTTTAGATGGCTAACGCAATCACTTAACAATTTAAAATCTGAGTTATAAATCCACTATTATCAACTAGAATCACTTGGCCAGAGCCAGAAGATGCAACACTCTTATACCATTTAGTATTACCAGCAAGAACAGTGGATAAGCCAATATTAGTATAAATTATCTTACCATTATTGAATGCATCTTGTAATGTAGACGGGCAACCGCCTGCGCTAGAGAAGTATGCAATTAATGGTGTTCCAGTTCCGTTACAAGCATCAGTAGAAGTATTCCAACCCTGAGTTCCTGGAGACTGTGATCCATCAAAGTATATTGTTAAAGAACAAGTTGCAGATGTAGTAGTGGTTGTAGTAGTTGGAACTCCAGTTGTTGTTGTAGTGGTTGTAGTTGACGAATCTGTTGTAGTAGTTGTTGTCGTAGGCGATCCTGTAGTTGTTGTGGTAGTGGTAGGTATTCCTGTTGTGGTAGTTGTAGTTGTTGTACTACCATTTAATGGTAAAGTTATACAATTTAAACTTTCACCATAAAATAAAGATGATATACCACTTGTTCCTGATGTACCTGATGAACCAGATGTACCAGAGGTTCCACTAGTACCTGTTGTACCTGAGGTTCCAGTACTACCTGAAGTACCACTGGTACCTGATGTTCCTGTAGTACCGCTTGTACCAGTAGTGCCACTAGTTCCACTTGTACCAGAAGTTCCTGTTGTACCAGAGCTTCCCGAGGTACCGCTTGTACCTGAACTGCCGCTTGTTCCTGACGTTCCAGATGTACCGCTTGTTCCAGATGTACCCGTAGTACCAGAAGTACCAGAAGTACCAGAAGTACCAGTAGTACCGCTTGTACCTGTTGTTCCGCTTGTACCCGTTGTACCGCTTGTACCATTTATTCCACTAGTTCCACTAGTTCCGCTTGAACCATCGCCTCCACTAGCACCATCTAAATTAACAATCCAAGAAGTGTAAGTGCCACCACCCACTGTTCGTGTAGGGGAACCAAATGTAAGAGAGCCTGTATTAGAATCATAAGATATTACTTCACACTCTTGGAAATTAGAAGTGTCATAAACAATAATGATTGATTGTGCAGCAGTATATGCTAAACCTGTACCTACAGTTATTGTACCGCTGTTTCCTAAAGTGAAAGAAGACGTAGAAGTTGTTCTATATCTATCTCCAGAAATACCACTAGTTCCACTAGTTCCAGATGTACCCGTAGTACCACTGGTGCCCGTTGTACCGCTAGTCCCAGAACTACCACTCGTTCCTGTGGTCCCACTTGTTCCTGTAGTCCCACTTGTACCGCTAGTGCCTGTAGTACCAGAAGTACCTGAGGTTCCCGTTGTACCAGAGGTGCCAGATGTTCCACTGGTTCCACTTGTTCCAGCAGTACCAGAAGTGCTAATTGGAGCAGTGCCTAACGATCCATCACCTTTGATGTATTGTAAAGCTGTTCCAATTGCTGATATACCAATAATACCAGAAGTGGTGATTGGACTATTTGAAACAGCAAATGCTGGAGGAACACTTATTCCTACAGAAGAAACTGTTCCTGGTGTGTATCCTAATATAGATATAATGTCACCAGCTGTAATGGGGGATGCTGCTGTAACCAGTCCTTTTGAGTTTACAGCAAACTTTAATGGTGTTACACCTACGTATGGATTAGGATTGACATTCTGTAATGTCAATGTTATTGTTGATTGTGTAAATCCTGTTCCTAGTACATCACCTATGAAGGTGATTGATTGTGGAGCTGTTACCAATGGTGTTGTTGTAAGACTAGTAACTAGTCCCTTAGCATTCACTGTAACTACAGGGATTAAAGATCCTGCTCCAAAAGTTCCTGGATTTGAATTAACAGTGCTTAGCGTGAAAGCTACAGCACCTGGTCCTGTGGCTACACCATCACCAGAAAGAGCTGTGATGTAGTTTCCTGGAGGTTGGAAAGATGAGCTATCTAGTGTACCATCACCTTTAACAAATTGAGAGGATGTACCACCTGTTGTTATGTGCTTTGCAGCCTGAACATTACCTTGTAGTGTCAAGGTGTAATTACCAAGAATGGTTGTGTTTTGTATTAAACTACCACCTAATTGTACTGGTTGACTTAATCCTGATTGAATTAAACCATTGTTGAAGATGTAACCCATCTGAGCATTTGTGAATGCTTGGTTTATCTTCTGTAGAGCAGTTTGTAAACTATCATTTGTATTTACACCAATGTACAATAAATTCTCACCCTCGTAAAAAACGCAAGAGGATGATAATAAAAGAGGACATGGTTCAGCTCCACATATAACGCTCATAGCTTGACTTTTTAAAATTTTCTATTCATTACAGTGGTGCTGTAGTGGTAGTAGTGGTGGTAGCACTTACAGCTACATCAATAAAGTTTGTGCACACTCCTATACTAATTATTCTTACAGTGGTTGTACCAGCTGGAACAGTTGCAGCATATCCTGCTAACAAAGTTGCTTTTGCAATATTTACAGCAAATGCAGATACAAATCCATCAGCATTTGAATAAAGGTTGAATGGTCCTGCGTCTGCTCCAGCTGATGTAAGAGTTATAAATACAAACATGCACTTTTAATTTAATGGTTAGCAAGAAGTTGCTGCACTCAGCACTCCTCCACTTGATAATGTCCACTTAGTACTTAAATTGGTTATGTAAATATAACCACTGTAAGTAGTTGTTAAAGCAGTGTTGGTGTATAAAACTACACCATTTGCTAGTACAGGAACAGATGTATACAATATAGGCAGTAGTATAGCTGACGTACATGGATTTGCAATATTTGCTAATCCTCCTAAATACCAAGAATAATATCCAGGTCCTGTAGTTGTTGTACTAGTTGTACTAGTAGTTGGAGCACCTGATGTACTAGTTGTTGTAGTTAAAGGTGGTGTTGGAGATATCTGTGCTTCTATAAGAGCAATTGCATTGTCAATCTTCTGCAACACGACTGTAAGGTCATCACAACTTTGTATTCCTGTTCCTGCTAGGTTTGGACCTACATATTTAACATTTTCAGAAGATACAAAATTACATTGATCACCGCTGCAACCACATGGACCTAAAGATCCGCATCCTGGGCAATTAGTATTGAATGGCATAGTTTTATGGGATGTACATGATGTAATATGCACCTATTGTAGGTTGGATGTTATTATGACTTAATCCTCCACCTGTCGATGAATTTGTAACACTAACTATTATTCCTGTTTTGTTGTTATTTGTAATAGTCGAAAGTGTTTTAGGAAGTGTCATGTCCAACAATGTACCAGACACACCACTTTCATTTTGATCAGCTTGACCTTTTTTGTAAGCTAATGTATGATCATGCCCAGGATCTACAATACTGGTTGTTGCTATGTGGGTGTGAGAAGGGATTTGAGTAGCTGATAAGGTCACATTATTCAAACCTGCTAAACCAAATAGTGAATAACTTGGATTACCTGCTGTAGATGGATTAACTATAGAACTCATTGGTATACTTCCAGCCATACTTCCATCTGTAGTTCCTACAGCAACACGTCCTCTCTTGTCTGGTGTACCATTGCTTCCATTACACAAAAACACATCTATGAATTGTCCAGTACCTGCTCCTGTAACATCAAAACCTGTAAGAGGACCATAGTACTCATAAGCAATGTATGGTACCATGTTGTTCTTGTACAAGTTAGATGGAGCAATACTATTCAAATAAGCTTGAATAAGAGCATTTAAGTCAGCCAGCTTAACATAGTTTGTATCAACGTCAATTTCTAGTGCTGTTAAATCAACAGCTGTTGCACAGAGCTTGTTAATAGCTGCTTGAAGAATGTCATGTGTATCAGATGATGATGTTACACCTGTAAGACATCCAATTGTGTAATTGGCATTGAGGGTGGTGAGTGTTGATTCAATTGCTGTAACACTGGTTTTTAAAGAGCAAATTGATCGAATCAATGCTGATATAACATCATTAAGTGTTATTTCACCAGACACTGGAAGAAAGCCACTCACCAATGCGCAAAGATCAGCTGGATTGATAACAGGAATAATCCCATTACCAGTAGACAGATCTATTATGAATGTTGCAATTTGTAATTCAACATTAGCAAGAGTGTCGCCATTTGAAATACCAAGGGCAGGAATATTAAATCCTGTATATCTTACGCACTGATCAGATATGATTTCTGTGCATCCGTTAAAGCAATTAGAGCAGCTCATTTATTTATATTTTAGAAGTTTTACTTTACTAGCTATTTGACATACGCTAAATTGACTAGCGTAATCTGGGTTACAATACTTATATGTTAAGATTCTTCTATAGTTTAGAAGATCTATCATTGTTGTATATGGAATAGGCATATTCAATGCGAATACAGTGTTGTTGTAAAGATTCTTTGCAACTTCTGTAATCTTGCATTCAATATCGCCTAATAATGTTGGAATATCAACACATTCAGGACAAGATGTTAATCTAGGTTGTAACATATCTTTTAGTTTTTATCTGATGGTGGAGCAACTGTAATCTCATCCTTTTTCTTCTGTGCACAATATGCACACATTCCATTTTTCAGATTGCATCCACATCCAACACTTGCTCCGCAGTTTGAACACTTTGCCATATTAGTAATACGTTGTTACTGTTGCGTAATTATTTCCTGAACATCCACAGTTATTTCTTAAGAAGTTGTTCAGCATTTTGTCAGCTTGAAGATACAATCTATTTGCTTCAACTGTAGCACAATTATTTGCAGCTGCTAA